CCCTACTATAAAGTTGCCATTTGTAACAGCCAATCCTGCCACATCTTGTAGCTGTGCATCTAATCTAGCGTTGGGTAATGTACCAGAACTAATGTTACTAGCGTTAGTTGTATCTGTCGTAGCTGAACTTGCTAAAGCAGTACCATTAAGAGTTATTGCATCAGCTTCTAACGTGCCATCTACATCGACATCCCCAGATATGTCTAGGCTTGTTGCTACTAACTGACCTGTTAGTGTCGCTCCAGTGCTACTTGTCTCAAACTTTTTATTTCCAGAATGAAATAACTCAACTGCGCCTGATGGAATAAAGTTAGCATATGTTGAGTTTCCAGAAACATTAGTAATGCTAGTTGTGCCAGAACTTCCAATCCTCAAAGCATTTTGGGAAAGAAATTGACCACCAGTACCAGTCGTTATTAATCGAATATCATAATCATCACTGTTTGGTGATTTTAAATCAACAAAACCACCAGAAGTTCCACCAACTTCTAACGCACCATACCCATCTGTGTTTTCAATAAAATGTTGCCCAAATGTCTTTGCTCCTGACGCAGAAGTGATGAATTTTTTGCTGTTGTCATAGTAAAGTTCTACATCGCCATTTTGGTCAAATCTTGCTAATTGCTCTGTGTCTGCTGAGTTTCTAAAACTATGAATAGCACTTCTGTAAATTATTGCATTAGTGCTTTCTTGTAGGTATCCATTCGTTCCATTATGATATACTTGGAAATCTGAATCTGAACCAAACTTAGCTTTTATACTATCGTTGAAGGTCAAATCACCACTAGTCTTAGTATCTGCCGCATCACTTCTTAGAAAAGAACTACTGTCTATACTGTCAAGAGTGGCAGCATCTACGTTAGTCAGATTGCGTCCATCTAATGCAATTATATGACCACTCGCATCTCTAAACACTGCCTTCTCTGCTGGTTGAGTACAAAAAATATCTTTTGTACCAGCCCCCCAATTAACAGCATTATCAGAGTTACTAGATTGCAATATCGTAGTTCGAGCAAGTGTAGTACCAGAAGCAGTATATGTTCCTATGCCAACTTCAAAGTCAGAACCATCCGTACACGCATAATAGGTCGTGTTACCATTGCCTATTGAAGCGAATGTTTCAAAGGAAGAATCAGCCGCACCAGCAAGAGTATAGGTACCTGTGCCAGTTGTGGTCGTAGTTTCTTTAACTCTATCAGCAAGCACTAGGGCCATAATACCCTCCGCTTATTTAAGCAATACGAATAATTGCACCCGTTGCGTTAGCAGTAGGGAACTGAATTGTAAACGTACCAGCAGTAGATGTTTTGTTTGAACTAAAGTCTAAAACAGCTACAGCTTTATTGGATTGACTTGAATTATAAATTAAAGCCCCCATTGCTGTAATTGTAGCAGTAGTAAAACTTGCATCAGCAAAATCAGTAAACGCTGTAGTCCCACCAAACGTAGGAGTTACATTAGTTAAAGCAACACCTCCAGTTACATAAGAGCCACTTGAAGCAACTTCTCCAGTTGTAACAAATGCGGTTGTTGATGCTCCTAATGTAGCGGTTGTTGAAGATTTACCACCACTGCCTTCTGCGTACAAAGCAAGTTTGAAGGTATTTCCAGTTGAGTTTGTAAAATTGTGAGTACCTGTCAGAAGCTCTGTTTTGAAAGAGGTACACATTGCTTGGGTAATAGCCATTTATATTCTCCTAACAAGATCAGCCATTTCTTTTTGTCCAGCTTTCGCCATTTTATAAGCAATAGTAGCACGTTCTTCTCGTCTTGCCAATTCTATATAATGTTTTAAGGTATTTTCTATAGAACTACGAAAAGCTTCAGCCTGATCTCGTATGGCAGGCGGTGCAGTATTAGCAACTGTCATAATTTTATCCATCGCTAATTTTGTTACTTGTTCTGTATCTAAACCACCTTCATTAGAAGTCATCACATTTACATTTTGAACTTCTATCCCACCAGATACGCTAATCATCATTAACTCCTATTTTTGCATTAAATGACATAATAATTCTTTCTGCATCACTCCAAGTTTCCGCTGGTCTATAACTATGTATCAAAGTTTTTGGGAACATAGTAGCATTTCCAAAACCAGAAGGTAAAACCCATTCTTTTGCGTAACATGATTCAGAAGGAGCAAATGCAGTCGTAGAACCGTGATTTGTTAAATAAAGAACCCCTGAATAGTTTTGGTTTTCTAAAGAATTAGAGGCATGAATATGTGGCGCATGAAAAGCATTCTTTGTATAGAAAGCTGTCCAATATTGATAAATAGAAATATATTGATTTTGTTCTTTTAATTTTTCATTGATAAATGCAAAGCCTTTTTCAAAAGACTCAATCACAACGGGTCTTTTAAAATCAGTTATATAATTAGAAACGTCTTCATTAACAAAAGCATCTGATATTTGTTGTATTTGTTTTTTCTTGTCTAAGACTTCAGACAACACTAATTCAGGATTTGGAAACTCAATCGTAAAAATTCTTACTGGAAAAATATCTTGATGCTGAATCATTTTTTAACAGCTTTCTTTGGTCTGCCACGTTTATTAGGTTTTTTTTCTTCCATATAACTAACATTAGGAATGTCGTGTCTGCCTATTAAAACAGGCTCTTTTTTCTTTCCATCTTTGGGCTCTGGAGAAGACATTTCTTCCTGCCTGGTTATGACTAAATTACCATCAACTACTGATTGAACCAAAGGTTTTTTGAGCCTATGATAGCCATATAGACGCTCATTGTCGGGTACGTTTGAATCCAGTAAAGCAGAACTTCTTGCTACCTGAACAGGTATTTTATGTTTTAACGCTACAGCGCACCAAAACTCTACACAAGCTCTACCAGCTTCCGCAAAATGTATATTTTGTTTGTAAGAAAAATCTAACCCAAATAAATTAAGTTTTCCAACTTCAGCAAAAATAGCAAAAGCGATAGCATACGCTACAGTGTTATTGAAATAACATAATTCAAGCTTTTGAACTACTTCAGTTAATGGGTATTCTACTATTTCAGGAACACGGTTATCCAACTCACAAGAATAAATAGGACCTTTATTAGGCGTTTCTAGTAAAAACTCTCTACCTACACCTGTTTGGTTTCCTGCTTTAACATCATCTAAAAATCTAGAAGCTGGATCCATCATAAAGGTTCTGTCTACATGAAATATAGCACCAATGCTATTGATTCCCCATACTTCATCATATTTGACAGAGTTTATTCTTGATAATACATATTCTGAAAACGATCCGCCTAATGCAACAATCGCTACATCTTTACCTTTTAATTCTTTCATAATTGCCCCTCTTATGATTTTTGAATACGAACAAGCCCCTCCCTGTACGCATCACTATTTTCTACGCCCTCACCGTAGTTTTTCAATCTGTTTATGGCTTCAGTAAATCTACCTTGATATTGTTGAGATAAATCAGCCTCACCTTTCATAAAAGTATTAGCTTCACTTAAACAACCATATAAAAGAGCATCTGGAGCGTTTGTTCCTAACCAAGAAGTTCCATCGCTGGTTGCTGTAATTGATTGTGGTCTGTAATAATAATGTAATTCAGCCACATAAGCTGCATCTGGAGTTGGTGCTAATATAAAATTACTTACATCAAAAGGTGCATAATATCTAGGTGTCCCAGTTGTTGATTCGTTGGGATTAAATTCTTGTATAAAATTAACATCTTTCAATAATAAAAACTCTTTATTATTACTTTTCGTTATAGACAGTGAAAAGGATGCTAAATAATCAGCAGGCATAGCTAAAAACTTATTTGATGATGTTGTAGCACCAGAAACATTTTTTCTAAAAAAATCTAAGTCAACTAGTTTTAAAATACGCTCTTCAGTATTTTTAATGAATACATCAAGATTATTTACAAAGGTCGTTTCATCATTCTCTGTCCAATCTTGGATAGCTTGCTTTAAAGTTGTATAGGTAAAACTCATGATACACTCACTGTAACTGTTCCAACGCTGCCTGTTAAAACATTTAAATCTTCAATAGAAGAAGGTATAATATCTTTTCCTGTATTAGTAAAAACAATAAAAGGAGTATTGTCATCATTTGTATCTGGCCTAGCATTTCTTAATGCTTCTGGGTCTGTTGTATATCTAACAGGTTCTAACTGAGGATGTTTTCTCTCATATTCATCTGGGCCTACCAAAGAACCATTCCATTCTTTTCTCATGTCTTTCAATCGATAACGAAAACCAGAACGATCTGAAATACCATAAGCATATTTACCAGAAGAAAAATTACTCATTAAGACACTCTATAATAGCTAAGATTAGGAGCTACATTAAAAGATGCTCTATCTCTATCTTCTGCCATAGCTCTTTGAAACTCTTCATCATATATAGCTTTTAACAGTTGTATTCTGTCAGGTGCTTTTTTTATGGCTATGTAATAAGCAAGACCAGCAGCAAGACATGGATAAAATCTAAATGGGACTTCTACTGTATTTGTAAAAGTATCTGCATCATCTATTCTAGTTAGACAATCAAATATTAATACATCTGTACTGTTCTCAGGAGCAGGCCATATTTTTAATACTGGTGTGATTTGTCGATCTATAAAAAATTGAGTTGGTCTAGCTTCAGTTGTTTTGTTCGGAATAGATAAATATTCATCCCTACTAACTCTTTCCATGCTTATGTCAGTTCCATCTCTGCGAACAACCATTGAGAGAACATCTATTACATCAGCATCTAGAGTAATATCTGAATCAGATTTAGTAACCGTTATTGTTCTTTGAGCAATAGTCCATTGATTTAAGCCTCTATTCGCCCAATCAGCAAATAAAAGATTTAAAGAGCGTTTTGCGGTTTTTAAGTCATAACCAGTACGAGCTTCTAAACCGCAACGCTCAAAAGCTTCTTCAATGTAATCAGATACATCGAGCTCAAAATTTGTTGAACCTGAAACAGCCATTATTTTTTCTTAGCTTTGCCGCCTCTCATCATTTTTTTGGCTTTACCGCCACCCATCATACCCATAGCTTTTCTGGGAGAAACACCGCCACCACGCATCATTTTCTTAGCTTTACCGCCACGCATCATCTTTTTAGCTTTTTTCATTACCATTTTTCAATCTCCTGTAAATAGATTTTCTACGTTCATACAAAGACCCTGCATCATAATAATCTTCGCATATATTATAATACCCTTTTACTCTAAGGGAATCTGATGCCTCTTGCAACTTACTTAACCTTTGAAAGAAAATCATTGCATATGATGGTGTTGAATCTTCCTCCATATCAAGGCTATCGTCTAGTAACTCATTATTTTCATCTTCTGGGTGAAAACCCATAAGATATAAATCTTTTGTGTTATACTTACCTTGGCTTATATCTTGATTTAAATCATCTAGAAAAATATCCATTTCATCTAAATCCATTGGAAAGAAATCAACTAAAATAACAACATCCTTGCTATCATCAAAATCGTTTATGCAAGAATAAATTAAATCTTCAGGCTCTAAATAATTAAAGACAAAACCTACTTTATCGTTTATCCAAGCAGCTTTAGCAAAAGGACAAGCAGGCAAATTATTGTAATGTTCATTAGGTATTTCTAAAGCATTCTTAGACCAATTTCTTAGGTCTGAAATTATTTTTTGTTCTAACTCTGGAAATGAATCATTCATAATAAAATTAAGCTTGAGATACAGCCCCTTGAGTTCTTTTTCTTCTATTTGACATTATAACACCACAACCTCTAGCAACAGCGGTACCAGGAATTTTTTTACCATTAAAAGGTCTTTTAGGTTTAGAAACTTTACCACCGTTAATTAAATTTCTTACTTTTGCTTGTTTTGTATTAGAAACAACAGTTTTGCCTTTACCACCCTCACGTTTCTTCTTACGAGCAGTTTTAGCTCTTTCAGCCTTACTAAGACTATTTGCTTTTGATC